AACTATGCGTATTCCGAAGTCTCAACTTCCTTTTACTAAGGTATGTCTCTGACACACCATTGTTTAAGGGGTTGGGGTAAGAAAGTATATCTTTTATATCTCTGAGTGGGCCTTCAGCAAAGCTGTCGGCTTCTTCGTCGATATAAGTGGTATTTATTCTCTTTATAATTTTTGTAAGTTCTTTCTTATGAAAGACCTTATATTCATTATAAAGAGGTGACTTTCTTAGTTTTGTCGACTCGACAAAAGCAGAGGGATTCATGGAGCTGTCAAGCTCCATTACCTTCTGATTTGTTTTACGATTAGCCTCTTCCAATAGGAATTGGTCTAAATCCATCAGTAATCTTTTTACTGGTAGATCTGTCCTCCATGGATTTCTTATCCCAGAAATGGGAGGAATCCTTGGGAGCACTGGAAAGTGTTCCAGAGCAGGACAGGTAAGTAAAACATGAGCATCATAATCATCTTTGAACTTACTGTTGTGAAACAGCTGTCCAAGGATGGTTTGATACTCAGAGTCGGAAAAACCACCAGGATCTGAATGGTGGAATTTCTCGGAAAACACTCTTATAAATTCAAGGAAACCAACAATGGTTCCCGTTGATTTTATTAGAATGTCCGGAGGAATAGGTGAGATTTCACAGCCATTGATAAATAATCTTTTGGCTATCTCACCAAGATTATCTTTATCATTACTTTGAATAGATTTATCTTTCGATATTTCCATTCCGAGTTCTGATAAGGTTAATCTGTATTTCTCCGTGCCATATGTACTAGCAAGAGCCATGTCATCACCAATTATCCCATAGAATCTAGATTCTTTGGAATAATTTATGATGGCATGATGCGTTATTGCCATGGCAGCCCATGAGGATAACATCCCCATCGGCTGACCTACAGCATAACGTAATTGTCCTCCCGGATAGTGGACATCCCTGTCCACTAAAAGGGACTTCCAAATTGAACTTAGATCAGCAGGCAAGATTTCTTCAAGAACTCTCACCTGTAAATCTACTGGCATTCTATCTGTTGCGGCCGTAAGGTCGTAACAGTCTAGTTTGCCCGTTCTGGTATATTTCCTCACTCTCTTCGCAAGAAGATTATGAGAAAATGTGCCATCACAGGGAAACCGCTTCAAGACCATCATTAGATAGTCATGAATTGGTTTCAGAACAGTTTGGGTCCAGATATCAGGTATGCAAATTACGCGGGTCTTCCCACCTCCTTCTTGAAGGAAGTGAAGTCGAGCTGTGACATTTGAATACTTGGTGCCTGGAATCCTCTCGGAAAGTGATTCTGTGAATAACTTCCTCCATTTTACATATGCATCAGGAGTGAAAACTCTTGACGCCATCTGTAATTGGAAGATACTTACCACAGAATCGTGACAAGCAATTGCATCCAAAATACTTGTATATCCTATTGCATTTGGCCCATTGGCCGAAGCTTTAGGTGTTACAAATAATGGATTATGGGCTGAGTTTAATTTGAAAGGAGGTATGTTCCTCGCTTTAAGAAATGTCTTAAAGCAAGAACCTATCTCTTCAATTAACTCAGCGTATCGTTCGGTATGAGACATTGGGTTTACTTGAGTTATGGTGGAAACGTCATAACTGACCGGGGCCTTTAACGTTTTGTAGAAACTACAAATCGTTATTAGTCCCTGTCTAAATCTAATGTCCTTCATAAGCACAGAAAATGAGACTGAGACTCCCTTGATCAGGAAGCTCGGTACACCTTTTCTGGTTTTAGTCCAGAATTGCTTCTGGCTAAAAGTTGCCTCCTGATTCATACAGCTTTGCTGTATAAACCTAGAGACTTCCTTATGAAAGATAATTGTTTGCTTCACACCATGGTTATGAATCATGGTTTCAATGTGATTTAAGCAATTATCACATATCAAACGAAGGGTTTGATCCTTATAAATAGAACGAAAGTTTTGTTTGTAAATTTCTAACTCTCTTTTTATTTTCATTTATAAATAAATGATCGTAAAAGGTACGCGTTCCCAAATTGTTACATTTGGTGCTGAGAACCTCCACCAAGGGATCAGCC